ACCTACACAACCAATACAAGAAGTTGAACCAACACAACCTACACAACCAATACAAGAAGTTGAACCAACACAACCTACACAACCAATACAAGAAGTTGAACCAACACAACCTACACAACCAATACAACCAATACAAGAAGTTGAACCAACACAACCAATACAACCAACACAAGGAGTTGAACAAATACAACCAACACAACCTATACAAGAAGTTGAACCAACACAACCTCTACCTCATTAAGATACTCATCGAGCGGTTTTGTCTAATTTTTCTTTTTGGTTAGTGTAATCAATAATATATTGAATTATTATTTTTTAATTGAATATTAAAAGTATTAATAAATATTATTGATAATATTTTGAATACATTTAATAACCAAACATTTATTAATAATTCAATTTGTTTTTCATAATTATGGTCACAACGATAATTAATTTTCATATTCTTTAATATATAATTTCGTTCATCAGAAATTGATATTCCTAAATATTTTCTTTCTAATGCTGTTAAAGGACATTCGTGAAGCACGACAATTGAAAAAGCGTCTAAACTAATAATTATTAATAATATAATTAATTGATATATACTATTATTGAATAATATAATAAAAGATGAGAAAAAGATAAAAATGTAATGTGCATAAAGGTATATTTTGCCTTTGAATGTTAAAATATTAAAATTAAAATTATCTGTAAAATAATTACTAAAATTCCTAATATTGGTTTGTAAATTAATATCAAAAAACATATATTTTTATATATATTTTATTTTAGAATATAAGATAAAATTATAAATATTTACAATACATATGTGGATTTTAAATAATTATAATTTTGTGGAATTATTTGAAAAAATAAATGAAACCGAATTTTATTTAGATATTTACCGAAAGGGATGCTTATGCGGAGAAGAAACTTTCTCAAAGATGAAATTATTGTTATCGAACAAGTTAGATAATATAAATTCTTCATTTTTGAAAGAAAAAATACACTTGAAAGAGTTTTTAAAATCGTTATATGAAAATATTGATGTATGGATTATATTGTGTATTTGTATTATCATAATATCTTATCCTAATACATTAAATGCAACAATCACATTCATAATTATGACATTATTATCATATTTTGCACATTATTATACACATAGTTATAGAAATATTTTTACAATAGTGCATCATTATCATCATGAGAATAATGATTATATTTCATATTTTTCAGAAATAATTTTAGAACTAACAAATTCAAGTATATTTTTTTTAATTTCACATTATTTATTTTATAATGTTTATTTGTTTGATATATGGACGATATGTTTTTTTACAATATTTTATATATCTATTCATAATATAAATTATGGATTATTAAAAGTGAATAATATTCATTTTTATCACCATCAAAATATGTATAGTAACATAGGTCCTGATATTTGTGATTCGTTGTTTGGAACAAAAAATGAAGAAACAAAAGAACCTGAAAGAATATTACATGTAATACCCAATATATTAATTATTTCCAGTATAATATATGTTTTAAAAGATATTTGCAAAAATTACGAAAATATAAAACAAAAGTTGTGTGATTTTTGTCATGTATTAACGTTTTTATTTTTAACAATATTAATAATATTATCTTATTATTTACAGGGCATAGCTACAAAGGCGTTATGAAACTTTGTCAAAGACAAAGTTATTCTCAACAAACAAAGTTTGTTGAGAAGAAACCAAACTACGTTTGACGTTTGAATATTCTCCGCATTCTGCGGACATCCACTTCGCATTGCCGCCTGCACTCATGCTATATTTCAGAAAAAAATGGTTTGTCTTATTTTATTTTTTAATGTATTAAATGTGTTATTGGTTTTATTATTTTTTTTAGTTTTTTGAAGTTTAGAGGTGGTGTTTTTGTTTATTTTCCGAGTTTTATCTTTTTGCATATTATCTGTTAGTTTTGTTTTAGATCGTAGTTTTTTTGTTGTTTTTGTTGTTTGTGTTGTTTGTGTTTTAGTTTCTTCATTATATTTTGTGGTTTTCGTTTTTTGTATATTTTGTAATAATTCATAAGGTCTATATCTTAAAAACCATCTTTTATATTCAATTCCTTCTTTATGTTCTTTAAGTTCATTAAATTTTTGTGTTTTAATACTTCTGATTTCTTCAATAGTTTGTTGATGTCCAATACAAGATATACTAAATCTTTTTAATAATCCTTTTTGTTCTAATCTATTTTTTTGTTGTAACAAAAAAAGATAGTTTGACATACATAATATTCTATTTTTATTATAATATTTTCTATCCGCATATAAGAATGCTAAATAAAAACTTAACATAGTGTCAATAGTAGCAATTTTAATTTTATTACCTTTATAATATACGATATTAAAACTATGACATGCCATTGGCTCATAAATAAAAGCGATTGTATCTCGTCCCACTTTTATTTCATAATGTTCGGCAATAATTTCTCCAACATTTGTTCTTTTGTATATGTTGACATTTTTAATTCCAACGTCTATTAATCTCTCCTGAACGATGTTGGCAGTTTTTAATGGGGTTTCCGACAACACATCAAAATCAGGATCTTTATTAATTTTTTCTTGTATTTTATTAGGCATATATTTTGAATAATGATATAGAGCATAACCACCAAAAAAAACGACATCTTGATCGATTAAGCATGATAAAGTAGTATCATAGATGAGATTTTTTTTATCTAAATTAAAACTCATTTTTTGTAAAAAATGGACGTTATCACAATTAACACCTTTATTAATAGGATATGTTTTGTTTAATAGAATTAATCTTTTTAAAACTTTTTCCCATCTACTCACATCTCCATTAGGTCTAGATAATTCTAAATACATAGCCATTTTTAAAAAGTTAGGAGGAGCATAATATATTCCAGCAACTTTTATTGCTTCCTTTTTTATAGCCATAAATAATTTTCTATCTATCTGTGTAATATCCGCAATAGGTATGAAATTGACAAATACTTTATATGTTCCGTAATGTTGTCCCGATTTAGCCTCTGTTTCTTGAAAACCCAAATTATAGTATATATCTGTCAGCTTTATTGCGTTCTCTAATGCATCATAGGAATAAAAATCGTAATCAGGAATTTCTACATCTTTATTATAAAATTGACTTTGTCTAGGTAATAAATTATTAATAGCAGTTCCTCCATAACATATAAGTTCATTTTTAATAATAAAGTTTTCAACTACTTCTATTATTTTTTTAATTTCAGGAGAATTCACTAATTTTTGTCCTTGTGTATCTTCGGCTTTATCAACAGCCATACGCAATATGGCTAATTCGCATTCTTCAAAAGTTAAATCTTTACAATTATCATTTTTATTATTTTTTTTTGGTGATTGAAACTTCGTATTTTTTTGCATTTTACGCAAAAGTAATTTATTTTTTTGTTTCATTCTATATAATAAATTAAATATTAAATTTAATATAATTCGATTCAATATTTCTTGTTTCAAACGATACTTTGGGATTTTGTGGTGTAGGTGTAGTTAATTGCACAGGAAAATATCTTAATCTTTCAGGTTTCAAAACAAATGATCGCCCATTATTGTCAAAAAATATTTTATTTTCTGCCAAATATGAATCTTGTAATCCATATCTCATTCCAATCATTTGCACACCACATTCCCTTAAAGCAACAGAACTACAATTTGTCGGATTAGATTCATTATTTGGAAGACAAACCGACATCCTTCTTTTATTAAAATTAGTTAGTTCTTCAATATTGGGAGAATTTTTTACATCATAATATCTGTATAATCTCATATAAGGCGAGTTTGATGTTATATTTATATATTCATAAAAATCTGTATTCACGTATGTTGTATTTGATTTATCTACAATTATTATAATTTTTCCAAGTAGTTCTGATAATGTGACATTTGCCAAGTCAATACCATTATTTTCATAACTATAATTTTTATCTAGTAATAAATCGTTATAACTCTCCATTATTTTTGCCAAATTATTATACATTACTATATTATTGCTCTTTATTCTCAAATGTAGAATAACAGGATCAGTAAAATTAGGAGAAGTTGAACCATTAAAAGCATCATTTCTTATGACACTCAATACATTTGAAAATGATATATAATTAAAAGTCTCTTTTTCATTAAATTTTGAAGTTGTATTTGTTGATACAATAGGATTGTCATCTAAAGAAAAAATTTCAAAATCCAAACATCTAACACCCTCTTTTAGAACAGCCTTCAAATTACATATATCTACATAATCAAAACTATAATTTCCACTTGCACAACAATTATAAGCTGTTTGTATATAATAATCTCTTAATTTATATTGTGCTTCATCCTTACTTAAACTTGTAATTTTTCCGTTCACTGAACCATAATACTTATTCATTGCAGCACATTCTCTTGATTTTTTAAAATAATAATAAAAAATAAAAAGTAAAAATAAGATTAAACCTATTATAATAATAAAATTTAAAATACTTTTGATAAATTTATTATCAGTATTTTTGATAATATTATTAATAAAATTTTTTACATTATCCTTTTCAATTGAACTTTCCATTTTATCTATATATAAATATAATATTTATTGTCAAAACAATAATAATCAAACAATTAACATCTAAGTGAATAAGGCATGCATGCATGCATTATGGGATAGATAAGATTAAGATTCGTGTGATTTATTCTTAATCAAAACTCAATAAATCCAATGTCACATTCGAATTTGATAATTCCTTAGCATTTATCTGCTTTGTTAATAATGCAATTAATTCATTTTTTTCAGTTATTTGTCTTTCATAATTTGCAATAATCAATCTTTGTGTGTGGACATTTTGTCTTAATTCCCACGCTTCTCTGTAATAATTCGTTTTATTAGAATTCAATATTTCTAACCATTTTTTATGTTTTGCAGTTGAAATATGACTAGAAAATGCTTGTTTTTTATAGATTATGTGTTCAGCACGTGTACCGCAAGGACATTTTACACCACACTTTAATTCACGTGGGGTGGGACAATAATCAACATAATTACCCAAGTCATCCATAGCAGGATGATATAATTCAGGTTGTAATGCTAAATTCGTTTCCATTTTATAAGTTTATACACTGGGTGGTGTGAGTGGTAGTTGCTATATGCTTAGGCTGTTTGTGTTTGTTCCATTTCAATTTTTTTTACATACAAATAAAAATAAAAATATAAAATTAAAAAATACAATAAGTATAAATGCCTGGCGGTTTAATGAATTTAGTGGGTGTTGGACAACAAAATATAATATTAAATGGAAACCCTACAAAAACTTTTTTTAAATCTTCTTATTGTCAATACACTAATTTTGGATTGCAAAGATTTAGATTGGATTATGAGGGAAATAAAACATTACAATTGACTGAAGAATCTACTTTTACATTTAAAGTAAGAAGATATGCTGATTTGTTGATGGATACATATATATCTGTTAAATTGCCAAACATTTGGAGTCCTATTATGCCTCCACAGGAGGGAAATAATTATCAATGGTCTCCTTATGAATTTAAATGGATCGAAAATATAGGTTCAAAAATTATTTCTAAAATTCAAATTATTTGTGGAAATTATACACTTCAAGAGTATTCTGGAAATTATTTGTTGGCTTCAGTTCAAAGAGATTTTAACAATACAAAAAAGAATCTTTTTGATGCTATGACAGGATCTGTGTTATATAATACAGAACCAGCAACCTATGGAAGAAGAGAAAATAATTATCCAAATGCATATTATGTAGATCCAACTATTAATTCTTTGGGTCCTGAACCATCAATTCGTGAAACAACACTTTATATTCCTTTAAATAATTGGTTTGGATTAAAATCACAAATGGCGTTTCCATTAATATCTTTACAATATAATGAACTTCAAATAATAATAAATTTCAGACCGATAAATCAATTGTTTAGAATTAGAGATGTTTTTGATTATCAAAATAATTTTCCTTATATTTCCCCAAATTTTAACATTTGGTATCAGCAATTTTATAGATTTTTACAACCACCTCCTGATCGAGAGTTATCAATAACATCATATTTAGATACTAGAACTTTATGGAATACAGATATACATTTATTATGCACGTATTGTTTTTTATCAAATGAAGAACAGAGAGTATTTGCATTACAAGAACAAAAATATATATTTAAACAAGTACATGAACAAATATTTTATAATGTAACAGGTTCTAATAAAGTAGAATTAAAATCATTAGGATTGATCACGAGTTGGTTGTTTTATTTTCAAAGAAGTGATGTTAATTTGAGAAATGAATGGTCTAATTACACTAATTATCCATATAATTATCAACCTTATGATATTACAATTCCAACTATTTATGATTACAATTATGAAGGAACAATGATAAATCCATCTATTAATCCTGATGGTTCATTCACAAAAAATTATATAACTGGATATTATAATTCTGAAAATATCAGAAATATATTAATAGAGTTAGGTATATTATTAGATGGATCATATAGAGAAAATATTTTAGATGAAGGTGTATTTAATTACATTGAAAAATATATAAGAACAACAGGAAACGGAACTGATGGATTATATTGTTATAATTTTTGTATTCAAAGTGATAATAGCATCTTACAACCATCAGGAGCAATAAACATGAATAGATTTAATCAAATTGAGTTAGAATTCACAACAATAATTCCTCCATTGGATGAAGAAGCACAATCATTAGTCATTTGTGATCCAGAGAGTGGGACAATTGTAGGAATTAATAAACCTACATGGAAAATATATAATTACAATTATGATTTGTATTTGTTTGAAGAAAGAATTAATGTTATTAATTTTATAAGTGGAAATGTAGGATTAATGTATGCAACTTAAAATTTTACAACCTTTATAAATGTAGGGGCGTAGCCAGCCCCCTACGACCCCCCATTCCCTGTGTAGGGGGCTTCGCGAAGGGGACTTCGTCCCCTGTAGGGGGCTTCGCCCCCCTACGACCCCCCATTTTCCGAACAAAAAAAACCCAACCACCTTTAAGGCATTCCCTGTGTATTCTGCGTGTATTCTGCGTTTTTCGCCTTAAAGGTGGTTAGTGTTTTTAAGGGGAAGGAAAAGAGTAA